CACGTCCTCTTCTTTCCCTTTTATGCTATGTCTACAAATATACTTTATAGCATTTCCTTCCGCGAACAAGAGTTTATTTTCATTTATAAATTCCGCGGGCTGAATTTTCATATTTCGGTAGTGTTTACCTCCGACTTGTTTTTCTAGTGACTGGTAAGTCATTCCTTTAAACATATCTTTATTTGTCATTTTGCTCCTTTTTTAGATTATCAATTTCTTTTTGCAAAAAAGAAATATGTTTCATTCCTTCTATTTGTAAATTTCTGTTTCTTCTAAGAGCTTTAATTAAAAAATTAGCAACATTTTTTAAAGATTTAAAATTAGACTCCCAATCCCATTCTTTTAGACTTGCAATTCTATATTCTTCCATTTCTTTTATTAATTTATCAATATCGGTCATTATATTCTCCTATGTGATACCATTTTCTGTTATTTTTATCTGCCTCTTCATAAGTTTTTTCTGGATGTCTTGCATTACAATTTATGCAGGCCCAGTTTCTAAATTTACCTGTAAGCCAATCGTGGTCTAAAACAATTTTGCAATTTTTTTTACCACAATGAAGACAATCTTTTGGTTTAGGTGGTGTATTTGGATCTGCATTTAATTTATGTCGTAATGCCCTCATCTTATTTGCACATCCCTTACAGGTATGTTTTAATCTTTTAAAACCTTCCGCAGTAATACTAGCCACGTGAAAATTTCTTTGATTAAATTCTTTATAACATTCTATACAAGTATACTGATCAGATTCTAATCCTAAAATTTTATGTTTGATACCTCTCCATTTTCTAATAAAATATTTCATAATATTATAAATATCCAAATTGAAGTCATCGCTGCTAGAAATAACAAGTCCATAACCTTTTTTTGTAAAGGGCTCATAATATATAAGCTCGATTAAAATCTCTTGGATCCAAGACGTGTAATTCACGCTTCGCTCTCGTTGCTCCAGTATAGAATAATCTATGTAATTCATCTGGATCATAACTAAATGTTTCGAGTGCCGCGTTGGTGATGTCTTGCATCAATAAAACTTTATCAGCTTCTCCTCCTTTGGCTCCGTGTATGGTTGACATTATTATACGAGGATTTTTATTTATAGCTTCACCATTCGCCCTCATATTACGAATGTAATTCTCTGTTAAAGAATCCAGTCCTTCAAACGAATCATACCAAACTTCATCGGTTATTAATCCGTGCTTCTCCTTACATTCTTTTAGACTATATTTATCTTCCGAATGTAAAGTCTTTCCTTTTCTAAATCCTTCTAAAACACTTGCTCCAAGATATTCATAAACATTTTTTATTTCTAAATGATTTAACAATGCACCTTTACGCCAGGCTTCCCAATTGTTTAAAGCTAATAAAAGTTTTAAAGGAATAGAGTTTCTACCTTTGTATTGAAAATACCAACCTTGTAATTCACATAAATCTTTAGCGTCATCTAAAAAATAGTTTGCTGAAGATAATACTAACCAATTTCCCTCGCTCATATCTACCTGGGTAATGTCAGAATATCTTTTTAAAATACCCTGCTCTTCTCTAGGTTTATATGTTTTCTCAAATCTATTCTGTACTTTACCTATTATTTTTTGAGATAATTCGTGAATAGGTCCTCCAGGTATCCGGTAAGATTGGTCTAATATTTTAATATCATCAACCTCTTCTTTTAAAGCGATGAAGTGATCGACGTCTGCACCAGCCCATTTAAAAATAGCCTGATCATCATCTCCTGCTATGTAAGTTTTTTCTGCTTTGCTCCATATCTTTCTTACCATATCCCATTGTAATAAAGATAAGTCTTGAGCTTCATCTATAAATAATACTTCAAATTTATTATGTGATTCTTTAGCTATAAAATCTTCTAGTAAATCATTAAAATCTTTTAAGCCTTTTTCTTTTTTAAATCTGTTAAGTTCATCGGCTAATAAAAATAAAGTATTTCTTTCTATGTCTAATATATTTTTTCTGGAATCATAATAATCTAAGAGATCTATTCGTTTAACGGCTGCTGTATTTATAATAGTTAAGTATTCATTATCAGAATTAAATGTACCATCACCCTCAGAAAATCTAGCAACCTTAATAGGGATGCCACATTTTTCTCCAAACTCTTTATAATCATCTGGGCCCATCATTTTTTCTTTTGTCATTCCTAATTGATTGAATGCATAGGAATGAAGAGTTCTAAAAAAAGGTAGATCGTTATCTTTATCTAGTCCAAACTTCTCAGAAGCTCGGTTAGCCGCCTCAGTTGCAGCTTTTTTAGTAAACGAAAAGTACCCAATTTGTCTAGGTCTAATCCCCTGTTGGATGAACTCGTCCACTAGATTTAACAACGTTGTTGTCTTTCCCGTTCCTGGAGGTCCTAATATTATTGTTTTCATATTTATTTAATTTTCTTTTTAGTTCTTTGTTGTGGGCTTGCACATCTTCTACTTTATGTTCCAGGTCGGCAATCTTAGCCTGGAGTCTTGCATACCAGTTGATTCCTATTTCCATTAGAAATCTTCTTGTTGATAAGCCACTTTGGAAGCAGATGCTTCCGTTTGTTTCATTGTTTTTATTTTAATTAATCTTGGTTGTTGTTTTTTAATTCTAACTCTTTCTTCTTCGACAAATATATCTTCACTGTATCCTTCTTTAATAGTTAATCTTTTTAGTAAATTACCTGTTTTAGTTTTATCTACTTCCCAATGATTTCGTTTACAGAAATTATAAAAATCTTCCATTCTAAAATATGTAAATTCTCTTTTCTCATCGGTGTAAGGTAGTTTATTAAAAACATCATCTAAAGTTCTTGCTGATTGTCTATTGGTTGTCCAGTCTTGCAAGAGTCCTGTTATTTCATTCATTGGATTTAAAGATTCTAAAGGTTCTACTTCTTGTAAATCCCGCATCATTGGTTTTAAAAAATGTTGCTTCCAATCTTTTGGTTTAGGAATAGGTACAATTAAATTAGCTTGATCCAAACACGCTAACGCAAATAAATTAGGACTATAAATTTGTTCTGATTTTAATTCTATTCTAGTTTCACCTACATCTAAAAACCATTGCGGTGGATTAGAAGTGTATTTGGTTAAACTTCCCAGGATTGGCATTTCTTCTTCTCCATAGCCTACACCAAATCTTTTTGTTCTACATAAACCTGCTTGGCACACTGAATTGATTGGAGCATCTTTACATCTGTATTTATCATAACCTTTTCGGCTTACTGATTTAATTAATTGTTGAACCTCATTATTACTTAATGGAGGTTCCATATATTTCATATTTGCTTTTACTATTTCATCTTCCCAAGAATCTGGTTTTGATTGTTTGTAATATACTGCAATATTAAATAATGCATTGTTCCTAGAGCCCTCCCCAAAACCTATACTCGCTAGTTTATTTAAACAAGGAGGACCTCCAGAAAATGCTTCTTCTATTTTTTTCTCTTCGATTTCAATTTTCTCCACCTCTTGCCTTCCGCAAGCCAGAAGATCATAGAGCTTATAAAATTCCTCAAGTGAAGCAGCGGAGCCATTATCGTTGAAAGCATAACGCAGTCCTTTCATTTCATTAAAGTAGGGTAAATTTAAAAAGTTCCCAGTGTCCCCACGATCCACTAGAATTTCTGTTTGTTTTGGAAAAATTTCTGAGCCTTCATAGCCAAGTATGACAGACATTTGTTTTAATTTGGATTGCATCAAAGATGCTGGAATATTTTCTTTGGTAAATAAAAAGACGTGTGCTCCGCCAGATTTAGATCGACAGACTATTAATGGGAGATTAAGTTTTCGAATACTTTTAATGAGGCTAAGATGGTCAAAGTTATATTCGTCAATGTCAATACAACCCCAACGACAACTATTGTCTTTAGTAATAGGGATGATGCCGAGTGCCGCTCCTTTGCCTTCAAGGTGGTTGCTCCATAAATCATCGGTGACGTCCCCCCTAACAATAAAAGCTTTACCTTTTTGTTTGCCGTTCTCTCCCCGCTCCCCGGGTTGATATTGTCCATAAGCGATTTCTAATCCTAAAAATATTGATTTAAATTTATTCATTATCATTTCTTAATTCTTTGTAAAGGGGGAAGTTGCCTTCCCCCCATATTTATTTAGTAAGGAGTTGCATCCTTAATTTTCTCTTCTACATCAGCTTTTGTTTGAACCTCTCCTTTGGCGACACTTTGATTAAAATCCTTTGCACTTAAGTACAAAGTCTTATCTTGCTGCGCCATAATTCTGTCTTGTGTAATAGACCAACCATACCAAGAACCTTTGTCATTCTTTTGTACTGCTGAAGCTAAATTATACACAACACCGTGCATTGGAGGGATAGCATTTCCACCTTTGCCATCAGCTATTTGTATGGTTTTCATCATAGAATTCCAGTTTTTGCTGACAGAAAGCTGCGATGATTTCATAGTGATCAACGCTGGTGTCATACCACCCGCTTTTGTTTCCATTAAAACATAGTAATAAGCAGTTTCCTCAAGATAATTACCATTTGGTAATCTAATCTTGCCACCCTCTCTCTTACCTGTTTTAATTATTGGACTATTTGGTAAATGGGTAGCCACTTTCGTAGGATTACCATCACCTTTGTCGCTAAACTCTGGATAGTCTTTTTTATAATAACAAGGAACTACTTTAATTCCTTTTTTACCATCAAATATTTCTTGGGTAACGTTATTAAAAATCATACCTGGTTTAGCACCATCTATGTATTTACCATCACTTTCATTTACTTGTGCTGATAACTGTCCTAAGATTCTGACATATGGCAATGCCATATCTTCTTGTGTCATATTCTCAAAACCTTGTTGTAGATCATCACCAAATAAAGCTACTGATCCTGCTTCTTTGTTCATTACTTCTTTACTCATTTTTCTTTATCCTTTGTTAGTTATTTCCGGGTTATTTTAGTTCTGTCTTTAATCCAAGTACTAAAGACATCAGAAGGCATATCGAGCCCGGACTCGATACGCTCCCTGAATAGGGCAGTTAATGTTGCCCAAGCCACATCAGATTTCTGCTCTGGCTCAAACCCATTCTC